TGGCGGAGAGTTCCGCCCCCAAATATGTCCCGAAACACGAAACGAATGACGGAGTGAATCGGCCTGATTCTTCCACTCTTCGGATATATCGGATGTAAATTTCGGTATCTTGGTTCGTTAAGAGTTGACCGCTTTCAACCGCCCATTCTGAATCACCTATAAGCTCCCAGACTCTCAAACAATCAGTTGGAAGTGTATAGGCATAATCAAACCCAAAAGCCGGGACAGGCGCTACTTGTGCGCTTATATCTGCCCTTGCCATGGCAAAGTTCCATGGATGCGAATAAATCAACTCATCACGCATTAGCGGATAGAATACTTGGCACGCCCTCGACTCTTTAGTTTCGGGGCCAAGTTCGGTGATTGTGGTTGACCCGAATTTAAGCAGCGCGATATTACATATTTGAACCACTGAGGCAGACATTACAGACCCGTTTCGATTCTGGCTTTTTGGAGTTCGTTTTCAAAGCGTTTAAGGCTCCACCTGTTATCATAGGCTTTACCGATCTTGTCCATGGCATCCTTGATTTCGGCTATTCTGTCTTCTGGGCTTTCTTCGACCGGTGCCGGTGGTTTCATGTCCGCGTTGATCAAATCGGCTGTGTCTTTGTCGGCAGGCGAACAATGGTTAAGCAGGCCGGAAACGTGCTTGATAGTGACATTACCTTTTTTGTCAGTAATTTCCTTAGTTCCCTTTTCGAGTTCAACAGTCAGGATTTCTTCGGTTACTTCAACCGTTGCGCCTTCCCGGCGAATGATCCCGTAGAACTGGAAATTTTCGTTGACTATAAATTTTGGCATACGTGCTCCTTAAAAGAAGGGGCGAGTCGTCCCCGCCCCTATGTGGTTATTTGCCCTGCTGCAGTGGCGGTCCAATCCAAGAAGTTACCTTGCCGGTTGAAAGCGCCTGGACAGTCAGGGTTGCAGTTACCCCAAGGTAAGGGCTGAATGTGCCGTTAGGAAGTGCGCGGCTGAACAGATACGTGCCGTCCTTATGCTCGGATGGGGTATTTTCGGTGACTGCAAACGAATCAATAACAGTCCCCCCGGTGGTTGGGGTGGAGTCGCTATCTGCGTAGAGGTCGAATGTGATAACACATCCATCGACTGCGGCCAAAAGATCGGCGCCGTCTACAATGCAGTTCCAAAAGAGTTTACCGGATACGTTTGGCCGGTCATTTGTAGCGGTCCCGGTGTGGTCTTTCATCTGGGGGATCAGTATCTGATCGGTCAGGACGATTACGTCTGCAGCCGCGCCGGAAATAGCCTGGGCTGTGGTAAATACAAGTTGTGAATCTCGTCTCATTTGATTATCTCCTTTCTGCTATTAAGAAATAGCTGTTTCAGTATTGAGAAGGATCTCGCGGTCAACCTGACGGATTGGTACACCTTGGAAGTAAAGAGGCGGTTCGCCAGACAGGGCATTTCCACCAGGGGTGTAGTAGATGTTCGACTTATCCTTGGCTTTAATTTGCATCTGGGTCAACACCGTTTCGTTGACGTAGATAGTGCGTCCCGGTCCTTTGCTCATATTGTTGAGCAGGGTAATCAGGTTGTCCTCGTCAAACAGGTTGGAAGTTCCTGCTGTTTCGACGTTTGCAAGACGGGCTATTGCACGAGGGTTACGAACTACCAGACCACAGCGGACAACAAAGTGGTCACGATAAACTTCGATCAGTCCGGATGTGGTTTCGGAGGTAACCTGTCCTTTGTCGGTGTGCTGTACGCCAAGGGTTGGTGACATGTTTTTTGGATAAATGAAGTGTGCTTTATCCAGGCCCCAATCAACAATGTATACCGAAGTCACGTCAGAACCGGTACCAGATTGACCAATACAGAAGCGACCATCCAGCGTATTGAGACGGGCGGCAAGGCCATGCATTGCATCAGGATCCGCATTCGAGTCGGCATAGATGATATCGGATGCGATTGTCTGTCCAAGCCCTTCAATGAACGCATCGACTTCGCCCGACCGGAACATACCAGGAGACGGCATAGAATCAACCAAAGCCGCGTCCACGTCGCAGTAATCCTCGATTGTTTCAATCACATCCATGATCTCAGTAGTACGAGATACGGAGGCGGCCACACGAGCATTCAACTTACGGCGTGAACCGGTAGGCAGTGAAGCTCTGCGGGTGGTTTTGTTGGTCCATACGTCGTTAGATGCAACGTGTGGGGCATCACCGAGCATGTTGCCGGTGCTTCTGTTAAGGACTTCGGCAATCCTTGCGAGATTACCAGAAGGATCAATGCGTTTTGCCTGCTCGACAAAACTGTATGTGCTGGTTTGAAGTGCCATTTTATATTACTCCCTTCATTTAAATTTAGTGTTCGGGAACCTGGCTTTAGCCTTGTCCTCTTCGGACAGTTCCCCGTTGTTTCCGTCACGACCTGAGTTGATTCTGTCGTCGGATATCTGTTTTCCGATGTTTGCGAATATCTTGAGGAATATAGGATGGTTGCCGAGTGGTATTCCGTTCACCTTTGTTTCTTCGATAAACTTTTTGCCCTCTTCGCCGCCACCTAATTCCCTGAATGCTCTTACAGCCAGTTCGGAGTTTTCCTTGAAAGCATCACCCTTCCATTCGTCTTTCAGGGTGTTGATGGCCTTCTCGGTTTCTTCACGTTCCGTTTTTTGCTGTAATTCCAGCCCCTGTTTAGCAAGATTCAGATGTGTTTCGGTTATCTCCTTTGCTTGGGCATCGGATAAACCAACCTTGTGAAACAGTTGCTTGTACACCGTCTCGACTTCGGCTGTGTACGGTATTTCTGGCGGCAAATCGGCGGGGCGTGTGTATGTGTATTTATCCGGTGATTCCGGCCTCCCCAGTTTTGAATAAAATGCCGCTTTTTCCTCGTCGGTCGACGTCTCTCCCGGGATGTATAATGCGTTCTTGCTCTTGCCCTCCAACTCAAGCAGAGTCTTTCCCATTTCGCCAATCGTCTTGAATTGGGTCAGCCTCTCGTTGCCTTGCAGGTCTTTGTCAAGCTGCGCTGTCCATGCCGGTGCTTTATCGCCGCCGTCTGCTGATTGATCGTTGTTACCCCCGTTTTCGAGGTTGGCTTGATCTCCCATCGTTTAAATCTCCTTTGCTTAAAATAAAATACCCCTGAAAACACATTCCGGTTTTACGGTGATGGTCTTCAGGGGAGGTCGAAACGTGCCCTGTTTGGTTGTGTTCTGATCTTACTTAGTTAAATAAATAGTTCCGTCTATATTAACTATTTTACCTTTCAGTTCTTTTCCTTGGTAAATATATACTTCATCCCGTGGAATAGTACCGTTGCATTTGAATGTAAACGATCCGTCTTTAGAATGATCTTTTTCTTTCTCCAAAGCAGCAACAATGCCTTTCAAGTGGCGAATTACGGTTTCTATTGTTTCGGGTTTCATATACAGCTACCTCTCATGTACTCTTCTACAACACCCTTTATCCGTATAAGCTCCATAACATTCATATTTGGGTAAAAAGCCTCAATATATGGATAAAGTTCACCAATAATAAAATCACCTTGCCAGCAGGGGGGGCATGCTGCAATTAGCTGCTTGTCAATCTCACACACTATCTTCCCATATTTGACTGACAATACATCTAAACCGTCTTTTTTTTCTTCTTTAATCTCAATAGGCGGCGTTTTCATACGGGCTACTCCTTTGTTTTAAATTTCGTACCAGCTTAAAAGCGTATTTATCAGGTTCGCTGCAGTTGAAGACGTTATCCTCAAGATGTATTTTGTGTTGGCCTTTAAAACTATCTCGTTTCTACCGTTCAGCGTACCGCCTTGCGTTACAAGCGTTGCCCCCGCTCCGGTTGAAAGACCACCCTGATAGTTGAATATCAACGTGCCGTCAGTGGTCCCGCCTGATGTCCCCTTGTGAACGGTTGTTGCCGCCACGTTCGATGATGGACGGTAACTGTTGTGCGTGGTTTGAAGCGTCGTTCCTGTTCGGTCGGCCCCTTCATACAGTTGAATCTCAGTCACAAACAGATAAACAATGTCAAACAGAAAATGCGCTCTTACCGCCGTGTTTGGTGTGGTTATCAAATAATCCTGTACGGCAGCAGCGTTGAGCGTTACCGGATCGGTATAGAAATAATTGTTTCCATCGTGTATTTCACCGTGGTCATGGTTGATGACAAGTGGATGTGTCGTCACCGGGTCAAAATCAAGTTGATCGGTCACAGCTTTGATACCAGCTAGATTACCCCCGGCTTCGAGGGCGAGTGCCGATGTGTTCAGGTTTGTCCCGGCGCTGGCAGTCACCGGTATTGCCGTCGCCCTTAGTTGTGTATCCGTCAACGGCCCTGATACGTCAACCGGTGCCGCTCGTAATGCCGTGTTCGTGAGGGGGCCGGATACCGGCACAGGTGTTGCTCGTAGTTCAGTATTCGTTAAACCGTTAGTCTGTAATGGCGAGTCGTCGGTGACGTTTCCATTGACGATCCCGCTTACGTTCGATGACCCTTTATACATGCTCTGCTTGACGGCCATTTCAATCCTCTACCGGTTTCGGCAACGGTTGTTTCATAAGACGCTTAGTAAACTGTTCAATACTGTCCTGCGATGGTTCGCCACCTGCCAGAATATTTACCAATCTGGTACCGTAGTTTTTCAGTGCGACATCTTCCGCGCCCTCGGTAATCTCGACAAATACGCCCAAATCATACAGCATGTGAGACAGAACCTGCATACCAGCGCCAGACGAGAATACCTGCCGATACAGGCTGATTAGATCGTTATTTGGGAACAAATCTAGTCTACGCATTCATTCCCATCATTTCCGACAGTTTTCCGCCTGATATTTCGTCGGTTTCTGCCATGTTTTTCATAACCGGGGCAACTCGCTCAATCGCGTCGCGTTGTGTTGCTTGCTCTTGGGCTCTCATGCGGCCTTCGCGGATAGCATCGTATTTTTCTTTTGGCCTCAGTATTTCGACCGGAACAGAGTTGTTTTCCGCCATCAACAACACAACAGCATCAGTATCAATGAGGTCAAGCGTGTTCTGATCGGCCTGGACTATCGGCCCAATGTCGATAAAGAACTTGCTTAGTCCGTCCTTCTGGAACCTCTCTCGCTGTGCTTGTGCCAGTGGTCCCATATATTGAGGGTCAAACCGTAAATTGGGGTCTTGTTCTGCCATTTCCTGTAACACGTCAGGAGGTGGAGCAATTCTACCCGCGGCAGTTTCGATATCAAATACACGATCGAGGATGTTATCCAGGCAAGTGTTGAGCGGCCCAAGCTCTGCACCAAGCACAGCGGCTTTCTCGCTCATCATCTGGGAAACTTCGTAAGCTGTGCGTTGTCCCCTACCTTCGAGGTTAGCCAGCATCAGGAATGTGTCAACATGAAACCTTTCGCGAATGCTTCTCTGCTTGGCCTGTTCACGGTCGATACCAATCGGGAACCCCTGGCCGGTGTGGATAGGAGTTATGCTGTCGCCGTTTTTCTGATAGTTCAGGCCGCGTGGCTTGAGTTGGACTTTACCTTCCAAATACGCCGGGACGTTGTAAGCGGGGTCAACAGACAGTTGAGCAGCACCTAACAAGGTCTTACTCATCAGGTTTAGACCTTTGATGTCCGACATTGCCAAATGTGCAGGACTGATACCAAACGGGTCTTTACCCGTCCTGAGATATCGCCACACATTGTAAGGGAACGCATCCATTCCCGATTCGCGGCAAATGTGATTGCTCTGTGTAACCATCCACACTGATGCAAACTTCTTACTCTTGCCGTCCTTCTTGCGGTCGTCGTAATCGTCTCGAGGGTAAACAGCGTGGATTACCTCGAATTCTTTGAACGGATCGGACTCGCAGGCATTACAGACATACTGAGGGCAATCTTTCTCCCCAAACATTTGTACAAGCTTTCGAGCGGCTAACTTGCGCTTACGGTGCAGAATATCGATTTCGCCGTACTTGTTTTCGGCTATGTACACTTCGCCAGGGTGGACGGCCTCGAATATGATTCTACCGTCTGTCAGATCCTCTTCGGCATAAAT